AAAGAATACTTTATTGAAGGTATCTTTATGCAAGCCAATAAAGCTAATCGCAATGGTAGAATTTATCCTACCGAAGTTTTAGAAAAAGAAGTTATACGTTACAACAAAGAGTATATTATGAAGAATCGTGCATTCGGTGAATTGGGTCATCCACAAGGCCCAAGCATTAATCTAGAACGTGTCTCGCATATGATTAAAGAATTATATCAAGATGGAGACAATTTCATGGGCAAAGCTAAGATTATGGATTCTCCTTATGGTAATATCGTTAAGAATTTGATTAAAGAGGGCGCATCTTTAGGTGTTTCATCTAGAGGTATGGGGTCTCTTAAATCTAAAAATGGTATAAATGAAGTTCAAAAAGATTTTTATCTCGCTACCGCAGCCGATATTGTAGCGGATCCATCTGCGCCTGATGCTTTCGTTCAAGGCATTATGGAAGGTGTAGATTGGATTATGGATAGCGGAAGGTGGGTTCAGACATTTGTAGAGAAATCTCAACACGAGATTAAAAAAACTAAAAGGTCTGAACTAGAGGCAACTAAACTTCGTATCTTCGAGGATTTTCTGAAGAAAATGTAAGTTAAATAACAATTATTATAAATATTAAGAATCATAGTAAAGGAGCATAATAATGTCCGACGAGAACACCGAAGAAATTCTAGAAGACGGTGCAGATCTTCAAGAATTCAAATCTGATGATGGGACATCAGAAGTACCTGTACCTGTTGTAACTAAAGCAAAAACAATTGCGGCTGACAAAGCTGTAAAACTAACCTCTGGTGATACTGTTCGAAAAGGCAGCAAAGTAGGTATGATCAATGACATGATGACAAAACTTCATGGCTTGAATAAAGATTCCCTAAAAGCCCAACATAGTAAGATGATGGAAGAACTAGAAGACGATGATGATAATAGTGTAAACGAAGATGAAGATAAAACTGATACCGCGGCAATCGAAGAAAATAGAGTAACTGCCGCAGATATCGACCTTAAAGATGACGTTTCTGCTATTTTCGGCGACGAAGATCTATCAGAAGAATTCAAGACTAAAGTAACTACTATTTTTGAAGCTGCCGTTATTTCTAAGATTAATGAGAAACTAATGGAAGTAACACTAAGACTAGAGTCCGAAAATCAATTAGAAACTCTAAAGACTCATGAAGAGCTAGTAGAAAAGACTGATAGCTTTCTTGATTATGCAATTACCGAATGGAGAGAAGAGAATCGTTTAGCTTTAGAATCCGGTGTTCGTACCGAGATTGCTGAAGAGTTTATGTCTGGTATGAAAAAACTTTTCGAAGATAGCTACATCGACATCCCCGAAGGTAAAGTTGACGTACTAGCTAATATGTCAGAGAAGGCAGATGAGTTAGAAGAGTCTCTTAATAAAGAAATCGCAAAGAATGTAGAATTATCTGATGATATTGAGAAGTTACTTCGTAGTAATGTAGTTTCAGAAGCTGCCTTTGCGTTAACCGATGCTAATTCTGAAAAGCTAGTTAATCTATCAGCCGGTGTAGAATTTGTATCAGAAGAAGATTTTCGTGAGAAAGTCACCATGATTAAAGAAAGCTATTTCACTGATGGAGATAAAGTACAATCCTTCGTCGATGAGAGTGAGCCACTAGAAGTATCTGTAGATACAACTATGCCACAGAATATGTCTCACTATGCGGCCGCCATTTCTAGAAGTATCAAGAAATAACGTATCTTATAAATAATAATAGTAAGTAATAAAAGGAGTTACAATAATGTTAACTGAAGATCTAATTAAGAAATGGGGCCCAGTTCTAGAGCATCCTGAACTAAACGACATCAAGGACGCTCATAAGAGACAGGTTACCGCAGTTCTACTAGAGAACCAAGAGAAGGCTTCACGCGAAGCAGCTTTCGGTTCAGGTGGATATCAGATGCCAAGCCTACTTGGTGAGGCAGCGCCTTCTAATGCTATGGGTGCTTCTTCCTCAACCGCTGGTGATGGTTCAGTCGATATCTTCGATCCAGTCCTAGTTGCACTCGTCCGTCGTTCTATGCCTAATATGGTAGCGTATGACGTTTGTGGTGTTCAACCAATGACTGGTCCAACCGGTCTTATCTTCGCAATGCGCTCACGCTTCAACTCACAAATTCAAGCCGAGGCTCTCCATAACGAAGCTAATACTTCTCACTCAGCTACCGGTGGAACTGGTGCTAATACCGCTAACTTCGCTGGTGTTATCGATGGTGCTGCTGGCGGTCTACAATCCGGTGATGATCCAACTGCCCGTGCTACTGGCGGTGCTTATAGCCCACATACTGGTATGTCAACTGCTTCTGGCGAAGCCCTAGGCGATGCCGCTACAAACGCATTCTCAGAAATGGCTTTCTCCGTTGAGAAGGTTGCAGTAACTGCCGTTTCCCGTGCTCTAAAGGCAGAGTACACCATGGAGCTTGCACAAGATCTTAAAGCTATTCATGGTCTAGATGCTGAGACTGAACTTTCCAACATCCTTTCCGCTGAAATCCTTTCAGAAATTAACCGGGAAGTCGTTCGCACCATTAACTATACTGCTACTGCTGGTGCAACTGAGAATACCACCGTTTCTGGTACTTTCAACCTAGATGTCGATTCAAATGGCCGTTGGTCAGTTGAGAAGTTCAAAGGCATGATCTTCCAGATCGAACGCGAAGCCAACCAGATCGCTAAGTCTACTCGTCGCGGCAAGGGTAATATCCTAATCTGCGGTTCAGACGTAGCTTCTGCTCTACAAATGGCAGGCGTTCTAGACTACACTCCAGCACTTGCTGCTAATCTAAACGTCGATGACACAGGCAATACTTTCGCTGGTGTTCTAAACGGTCGGATTAAAGTGTATGTTGACCCATACTTCTCAAGTGCTTCGGGTAATCAGTACTTCACCGTAGGCTACAAGGGTGCTAGTGCATTCGATGCTGGTCTCTTCTACTGCCCATATGTTCCATTACAAATGGTTCGTGCAGTTGGTGAGAATACTTTCCAGCCTAAGATTGGCTTCAAGACCCGCTACGGCATGGTCGCGAACCCATTCGCTACTACGGCTGCTGATGGTGCAATCGCCTTCGCTAAGAAGAACGTTTACTATCGTCTAGTTACCGTTTCTAACTTAATGTAAGATTGGGATTAACCCAACCTGAACTAGAGGGGGGCTTCGGCTCCCCTCTTTTTTTATATAAATACATTAGGAGGAACATATATGGCGTCGGACCCTACTAACAAGAATTTCTTAGGACAAACTGGTTTCAGATTGGTGCTTGATAGAACACCAACCGTAAACTATTTTTCCCAATCAGCTAGTCTACCAGCAATTAGTCTAGGCATTGCCAATATTGTCAATCCTTTAATCGATTACCCATTGCCCGGTGAAAAACTTGCATTCTCAGCATTTAATATCTCTTTCAGAGTAGACGAAGATCTAAAGAACTATATAGAAATATACAATTGGTTAGTAGGCTTGGGTTCTCCTTCAACTACAGATCAATATAATAGATTTAAAAATAATAGTGTACACCAGTCTAATCTATCAGATGCTACATTATCTATCCTAAGTAGTAAATACAATCCTAATATAAGAGTAAAGTTTCAAAAAATGTTTCCCGAATCTATCTCTGAACTACTATTCACTAGTACCGGTTCTGATATTGAATACTTAGAAGCTACAGTATCTTTTAGATATTCACTATATACTATAGAAGCACTATAATTGAAAAGAAAGGTGAAAGAACTTGAAAATAGAAGATATTATGAACGAATGGACTAACGATACTGTTATGGACAATACATCACTCGATAAAGAAAGTTTGAAAATACCTACATTACATTCTAAATGGCTTCGTATTCTAAGCACAGAACGACAAAAATTAAGAAGCATACATATAAAGAGACAAACACTTACTAAAGTATTAGGGGAATATTATCGAGGAGAACTGAATAACCCCGAGGACCTAGAAGAAATTAAACGAAAACCCTGGCCTAAAACTGTTATTAAAAGTGAAATGCAACACCACGTAGATGCAGATACAGACATGATAGAGTTGAATTTAAAAATGGCGTATCAACAAGAAAGCGTCGATGTACTAGATTCAATAATGAAAGAAATCAACAGTAGACAGTGGAATATTAGAAATGCAATTGAATGGAGAAAGTTCGAAAACGGAGTCGGATAGTGATATCTTCATTCAATCTTATAATGAAGTATACATAAGAATAGAAAGTAATCGCGGAATAGCTCAAGAGCTTAGTGAACATTTTTCATTTTATGTCCCAGGCTACCGTTTCATGCCAGCGTTTAAGTCAAGAAGTTGGGACGGCAAAATACGTCTCTTCGATGTGAATAAACTTACCATATATAAAGGCCTCATAGAAGAAGTAAAGAAATTCGCTACTTCACGAAACTACTCTATAGAGTTAGATAATAATTTAGATACCGCTAATGAATTCTCTATGTTTGAGTGTGGACAGTTCATACAATCTATAAAAACTAAACTAGAACCTAGAAACTATCAGATCGAAGGATTTGTTCATGCGGTTCGTAACAATCGCTGTTTATTGTTATCTCCTACTGGTAGTGGTAAGTCATTTATTATCTACTTAATTACACGATTTTATCCTCAAAGAAAATTAATTATCGTGCCTACTATATCTTTAGTACATCAACTAGAAAAAGACTTTAAAGATTATTCTGGTCAACCTGGATTTAGAACCTTGAAGATTTCAGGAGATACTAATAAAGACTGGGTGCATCGTATAGATGAAGATATAGTTATCACTACATGGCAATCTATATACAAGATGCCTAGAGATTGGTTTACTCAATTTGGTGTAGTTATAGGAGATGAGGCACATCAATACAAAGCAAAATCTCTTACTTCTATATTAGAAAAGATGCCTACTTGTAAGTATAGATTTGGATTTACTGGTACACTAGACGGCACAGAGACACATCAACTAGTATTAGAAGGTCTATTCGGCAAAGTTAAAGCCTTAGTCAAAACAAAAGAATTGATGGAAGCTAATCAGTTAGCTAAACTACATATTAAGATACTATTACTTAAATACAGTAAACAAACTTGTAAAGAGCGAAGTGGTTTAAAGTATAGTGACGAGATGGGTTTTATAGTAGGCCATCAGAAAAGAAATGAATTCATACAGAACTTAGCATTATCTTTAGAAGGTAATAGTCTTATACTTTTTCAGTATGTAGAGAAACATGGTAAAATATTATACGACTTGATAAAGAGTAAAGCAGATACAAAAAGAAAAATCTTCTTCGTGTTTGGTGGGACCGATGGTGAAACAAGAGAGTCTGTACGAGAGATTACTGAAAAAGAAACTGATGCTATCATAATAGCTTCTTATGGAACTTTTTCTACTGGTATTAACATTCGTGCTTTGCATAATATTATACTAGCTAGTCCATCTAAAAGTAAGATTAGAAATCTACAGTCTATAGGACGGGGTTTAAGAACAAACGAAAATAAAGATAAGTGTACCTTATTTGATATAGCAGACGATCTACAACACAATAAGAAAGTTAACTTCACATTAAAACATTTATTCGAAAGAGTTAAGATATACAATCAAGAAAAGTTTGATTACAAAATGTATAAAATCAATCTGGAGAAATAACAAATGGTAGATGAAGAACCGGAAACATACAGACTAGTCTATCTATCTAATAATACAATTATTCTGGGCCAACTAGCATCGTTGAATACTTTTGGAGTAACATTGAAAAGTCCTGTTACAGTCAATTGCAATGATAATAAAGTTCACTTCAGTTTACTATTTAATAGTATGACAGACTCAGAGAATTTGCCTATCAGTTCATTACATATAGTTTCATTTGCTAGTCCAAACAAAACTATTATAGACCACTATCTAGATTTCATAGATGTAGTGGTACCAACTAGTAGAAATCAATCAACATCAACAGCATCTAATACTGTTATTACTAGACACAGTAGTATTACTACTACAGTACATTAACTCTCAACATAGTAATAATAGCACTTGTCAACCCTTGTGTCAAGAGAAAAATGATAAAAAGTCATTTAAAATATTCACTTGACACAGCGTATGTGGTGTGCTACTATAATGCTTATCATAGAAGGAGAGTATATTGACTAAAATTAAGAAGATTCAGCAAAGAGAACATTATGTAGATAATAAATTATTCTTTGGAGCAATGGTCAAGTTCAAATCGGCCTGTGACGAAGCTGAAAAAGAAAACGAACCCCGACCAAGAGTACCACCTTATGTTGGTGAATGTATTATGAAGATTGCTTATAAATTATCTAATAAACACAATTTCATCAATTATCCTTTCAAAGAAGAGATGATCGGTGATGGGATTGAAAATTGCATTCTTTACATTAAGAATTTCGATCCAGACAAGTCGAGTAATCCATTTGCTTATTTTACACAAATTATCTACTATGCCTTTCTTCGTAGAATTGAAAAAGAAAAGAAAGGACTATACACAAAATACAAAGCAATTGAAATGTTTAATTTGAATAACAGTATGAGTAGTGAAGATACAGAATATATTACAAGCAGTTCTGCGGCTGCTGAGAATGCTAGTATTTTTATTCGTGATTTTGAGGAAAAGAGATTTAATAAATGACCAAACATAATAATTAAAAAAGATTACATTATTATCTTGACAAGGATGAAAAATGTTGGTATAATTGATGATAAACAATTGAAGATGTTCATGAACAATCAAATGAAAGGAGTTCGGTAATGGCTAAAGTAGTTCTTGTAACTGACACACACTTTCGGAGCAAGAAATGATAGTAGGGTGTTTGCGAAGTATTTTTCTAAATTTTGGACTGATATATTCTTTCCATACATAGATAGTCATAAGATCGACCATGTCATTCATCTCGGAGATATCGTAGACCGTAGAAAATACATAAATTATGTTACAGCAGACAACCTAAAGAAAGACTTCATTCAGCCGTTAAAAGAAAGGAATATTAAGTTCTGGTGTCTTATTGGCAATCATGATATCTACTATCGTAATAGTTTAGAAATTAATGCGTTAGATCAGTTATATGGTGTAGATGAAAATATTAATCTAATTAGTGAACCACAAGAGATTAATATCGATGGTTGTGATCTACTACTAATGCCATGGATATGTAAAGACAATTGGAATAGTACTTGGACTGCTATCAAAGAAAGTAAAAGTCAAGTAATGTTGGGCCATCTAGAGTTGAATGGTTTTGAAATGCATAGGGGTGCGGTATGTGAGACTGGGTTTGATTTAGAAGAATTCCGTAAGTTTGATATGGTTTTATCTGGTCATTTCCATCACAGATCATCTAATGACAATATCTATTATTTGGGCTGTCCATATGAAATTACTTGGAGTGATTACAAAGATCCAAAAGGATTTCATATATTCGATACTGAAACAAGAGAGTTAGAGTTTATAAAAAATCCCCATAGTCTATTCCATAAATTTGATTATAATGATACTAATATGAAGATTGAAGAATTAGACGATATGGATTTATCTCAATTTGAAGACTCTTATATGAAAGTTATTATTCAGAACAAAACTAATCCGTATCTATTTGATTTATTCATCGACCGTCTCACTAAGGCTGGTGTTCATGATTTACAAATTGTAGAAGACCTTTTTAATCTTGACATGGACAGCGAATCTGATATAATAGATGAAGCTAAATCAACTATGGAGATGCTTGAATCCTATGTTGAGCAAATTGAAACTACTGTAAGTAAAAAGAAACTGAAAGGCTTGTTTCAAAGCTTATATAACGAAGCATTGGCATTGGAGTAGATTTTGATAGTTTTTCAAAGAATACGTTATAAGAATATTCTTAGTACAGGTAATGCATTCACCGAAATTGATTTGACAAAAAACAAGACAACTCTAATCGTTGGTGATAATGGTGCTGGGAAGAGTACAGTACTAGATGCATTATCGTTTGTTTTGTATGGTAAACCTTTTCGGAAGATTAACAAGCCCCAACTATTGAATGCGGTTAATCAAAAAGGTTTAATGGTCGAAATTGAATTAGAAACTGCTGGCCGCAAATATAAAATTTGTCGAGGTATTAAACCAGCCTTATTCGAAATCTATCAAAATGATAAGTTGATGAATCAGACTGCTTCTGTTAGAGATTACCAAGATATACTTGAAAAGAGTATCTTGAAGATGAATCATAAATCTTTTAGTCAAGTAGTAGTCTTGGGTTCGTCTACGTTTGTTCCGTTTATGCAATTATCAGCCGCACAAAGACGAGAAGTTATTGAAGACTTATTAGACTTACAAATCTTTTCTACTATGAATAACTTATTAAAAGAAAAAGTATCTCAAGGTAAGACCGATATTAGAGAAGTTCAATACGACATAAATCTTTTAGAGGAGAAAATAGACCTTGAAATCAAGTATCAAGATACCATTGTCACAGATGTTGAAAGAACAATCGGAGACAAATCGAAACGTATATATGAACATAAAGAAACAATTCGTAAAACGTCGGACGAAATATCTACTTATGAAGGACAAAATAGAACTTTGGCGAATCGAATCCGAGACAAAGATAAAACTTATTCTAGAAAAGATTCGATCAGAGCAATCCTAGATCAACTACAAAGTAAAATTAAAAAAATCAATAAAGACATCGACTTCTTTGAACACTATGATAATTGCCCTACGTGTAAACAAGATATCTCTACACACTTCAAAAATAAAATCGTTGACGATAGAAGAAATAACCTCGACGAAACTACTAAAGGATTAGAAGATTTAGAAAAACAGCGAGACCAGTTAGAAGAAAGAATACAAGAAATTTTTGTTGTCGGTGAAGAAATTCATGAATTGAATACAAACATATCAGAACGTAATAATAATATTCATTCGTACAATCTATTCATCACACAATTAAACGAGGAGATTGGAGAGCTAAAAGAAAAGGCCAATACAGTAAAGAATGATAGCACACAAATTGCTACATTAAACGCTAAACGAGATGGTCTGTTAAAGTCTAAAGTAGAACTAGGAGAACATCATTCTTTATATAGAGTTGGTTCTGAACTACTAAAAGATACTGGTATCAAATCTCGTATCATTAAACAGTATGTACCAGTAATGAATAAATTGATCAACCATTATTTACAACAGTTAGGTTTCTTTGTACAGTTCGAGCTAGATGAAAATTTTAATGAGAAGATTAAATCACGTTTCAGAGATGAGTTTTCATATGAGTCATTTTCTGAAGGCGAGAAAATGAGAATTGATTTATCATTACTATTTACTTGGAGGACCATTGCTAAACTTCGTAATAGTGTCTCTACAAATCTGCTTATCATGGATGAAGTGTTCGATAGTTCACTAGATAATAATGGTACTGAAGAGTTCTTTAAGATCATTGAAGAGTTGACTGCCGACACAAACACGTTTATTATAAGTCATAAGGGGGACGTTATGATTGATAAATTTCGTAACATTATTCGTTTTGAGAAACGCCAGAACTTCTCACGGATTGCAGCATGATGGGCTATGGTGTAAAAGTTAAGATGAGGGATGACGACTGGATATGGTATGCCGGTTCATCTCAAAAGACTGGTGTGAGAAGAGTTACATTTCATACAAAAGAAGAAGGAGTTGAATGGTGTAAAACTTTTAACATAAATGGTATAGTAGAAGAATACGATGTGAGTCTGTTTTGTGAGTATCAAGAAGATTTATTTGATAAATGTGATTTTTGTGATTGTTGGAAAGGAGAACGATGATAGATATAGTAATATACATTGTCTTTCCTACTTCTATATTTCTTATAGGCTATGGTGTAGGGTATATGGTTGGAAAAATTAAATACAGACCTACAAAACCTACACCGAACTATCTAGGTGGGCCTAGATGAAAACTTTGATCTAATTTAGTAAAAAAAGTATTGACAAACATCTTATGATGTAGTATACTAAATACACTGAACGAACAACAGAGGATCCATGCTATGATTGACACAATTAGTAGTTATGACTGGATGCGAAAGTCTTGTTTTGAAAACGAAATAGTACAGATACAAGGATATTTTAGAGATAACCCCAGCGAAGCAGAGGAGGGTGATTTTACGAATATTCGAATGAACGTTCTTCAGTATATGAAAAGAGAACTTAACTATATAAATGAAATGATATATCATAATGAATCATCTAAATAACGAATTATTACATGTACCCACAATTCCATTCGATTTCAAAAATCCACCGGTAGATCCTACAGAACTAGTCGAACAATTAACTAATCAAATGATCGCATTGCGAGGTGTAGGATTATCTGCTAATCAAGTGGGTCTTCCATACAGGGTCTTCGTCATGGGCAATCCAGGAGATAAGAATAGTATCATTCCCGTATTTAACATGAGTATCGTTAATTATGGAGATGAAAAGGTGTATGGCGAAGAAAGTTGTTTATCTTTTCCAGGACTATATCTATCAATCAAAAGGTCTAAAGAAATTCGTACCCGTATGACCACGATTAACGGTGAGACAGATGTAGCTAAATTTACTGGATATACTGCTCGATTGTTCCAACACGAATATGACCATATGGAAGGTACAGATTTCAAGACACGGGCCACACGTTATCATATGGAAAAAGGTCTGAAGAATATGAAGCTAATGAATCGTAAAAGGAAACGCAATGCTGCATGATTATAAAGACATTGGAGTGGTAGTATGATTGAAGATACAGATTATCAAGAATTTGTACAAAGTGTGACGAGTGAATATAGTAAGAATCATATTTCTATGTTGAGACGTATGGAAGATTTGTTTGTGGAGCGTCATGGAGAATCTTATGATATGAAGATTTCCCACTTGTTAACAGCCGCGTTAGGCCTGACTGGTGAAGCGGGCGAATTTGCAGATCATGTGAAGAAGGTAGTTTTTCATGGAAAAGACTTAGACGATAAACGCCGACAAAAAATGATCCTTGAATTGGGTGATGTTATGTGGTATGTTATGCAAGCTTGTAAAGGACTTGACACAACCCTAGAACATGTGGTACAATGTAATGTAACTAAATTGAGTGAGCGACATGACGGTGGTTTTAAGAAAGACTATAAAAGTTGAAAATATTACAAAATATAATAAAAGCAATTGTGGTTTTAGTACCTACCTATCTTGTGGCTTATTATACGGAACTAATGATCTACACTGTACCAATGCTGGCGGCGATGTCTTTTATCGCGGCTGGTTTGTTTCTCAGTGATCAAACAACTAAACGAAGGGTTGATGAGGATGCTCATCCACATAAAGATGAATAAAGTTGAAATTAGGGGTTGACAAACGGTTAGACTTTTGCTATAATGTGTATAGTGAATGATGATGATGGAGAGATTGTTATGACACTTGCTCGTTTAGAAAAAAAACTAATGGAAGCTTACAAGAATGAACGACATTTAACTGATGCCGCAAATGGTGTGTATATGGCGGCTCTCCGAAATAATGTAGATTTATCAACACTGTTGAACGATATTGAAAATGGTACAGCCTTCAGGGTGAGTGAGTTCTTTACTGCAACAACCGGCAATCTACTTGACTATTTGAAGTCTGATTATCACACTATTTCACAGAGTTTAATTGATGTTGTTGCTGGTGGAAATGGTGGTATGGCAAGTATTGGTCGTGGTGAGTTTTTCGTTGCATTTTTAAGTAATTTTTCTGCTACCATTTCCAAGTCAGGTAATGGTGATATTTACTATAATGGTAAATGGGAAGAAATGAAATATAACAATGGTAAGATTAATGTTGCTGCAAAACCCGGCCGTGAAGTTTTTAAGACGTTTATGATGTTACTAGAAGATAGTGATGTTAATCTTCAGAAACCAGATTATTTACCTATCCGTAAGGATAATACTATACTTTATAGTGCAACTGAAATCGCAACACTCAATGGTTTATATTGGAAGGCAACAGTAGGTGAAGATGTTGGCCAACTTACTTATAATGAATGGGCTATTAAGTGCGTTAAACAAGCTGCTGAAGAAACTTTTAAAAAGAGTGATACTCTGTTAATAATTGATAAAAACAATAACTTTGTACGTTTTACAAACCCCAAAGAGGTTGTAGAACACTATAAAGATCGTGTTGAAGTTCTTAAGTTTGAATTGCGTAATAAACAGTCAAATCCTGTTGCAATTTACATGGAAGCAGCTTAAAATAATGAATTTGTATAACTCATCTTGTTTTGACGTATTTCCTACATTGGATAACAATTCAGTTGATATGGTGTGTGTTGATCCGCCATATGGAACGACAGGCATTAAGTGGGACAATGTGCTTGACTTTGATAAGATGTGGAAAGAACTTGACCGTATCGTAAAACCAAATGGTAATGTCATTGTCTTTGGTTCTCAACCCTTTACATCTTTTGTCATATGTTCAAACCTAAAGAACTTCAAGTACGAACTGGTATGGAATAAGAACAAATGTGGATCGCCGGGACTTGCAAAGAAACGACCACAGAAGGTTCATGAGAATATTATGATATTTCAAAGAAAACCCACTGGTCAAACATACAATCCTATAATGGAGAAGGGTGTCCCATATACCAGGAAGTCACAGAAGAAGGATGAAGAGGGTAATCCTGTAGGATATGGCAGTGGTCGGAATACACATGAGTATGGTTTTGGAAAGAAAAAGATAATGGAGAGTAGTAACGAGGGCACAAGATATCCCAAGAGTATTCTTCATGCAGCAAGAAACTTTTCTGCACAACAAACAGTTCACCCTACACAGAAACCAACCAACCTTCTTAACTGGTTGATCATGACGTATAGTAATGAGGGTGATACAGTGATGGACTTTACAATGGGCAGTGGTTCATGTGGAGTTAGTGCTAAATTAACAGGGAGAAAGTTTATTGGAATAGAACTAGAGAAAGAATACTACGACATTGCTGTTAAAAGAATTGATGAAGTGAATCCTATAAAGGCAGGAAGCATAACACCAAAAGACCATCAATTAACAACACAAATCTCAAAGGATATGAATACAGGCGCCGGAGATTATGTCGAACGCCACAAAGAAAAAACCTATATATAATGTAAGAGTAGATATCTTAGTGGAGTGATTGATGGTTTTATTCGAAGATACCAAAGAAGATCAAGCAAAAATTGTAAAAGCACAAAAACATGACCAAGATGTAAAAAAGACTCAAAAGAGAATTTATGTCAATTTTCGGAATGAACAAGATGTCCAGAATTTTGCTAAACTATTGGGCGTAGATATTACCGAAAAAGTAAAAGTAATACATTATCCTATCAACAATCTATTTCTAGATACACAATCTGTTCCTATCGAGAAGTTAGTTAAGAAAGGTAATAAGACACAAGTTTGGCATAAAGCCTGGAAAGAAATGCCAGACTTTGTACAAGAAAATAATCCTGCTTATAAACAAGTTCACGTTTATTTGGCCCCTGGTACTCTTGAACAATTCTCAAAACAAATCGGTCAGAGTCTAACAAATCTTAGTAAAAGTATCTGGCATCCTAAACTCACTATAGATGCTAATAGAAAAAAGCGTTGGATTATATCTGATGGCCATGAAGAAAAGATGCCTAGGTATCCACTCTATATCGTATCTAAAGGTCGATATGAGAAAAGTATTCGAGGTACTGCAAACTCATTAGAAAGGATGCGTGTACCTTTCTATATGGTGGTAGAAGAACAAGAATATGATAAGTATCTAGAAACTTCTGATCCTGATTATTGTACAGTAATAGTACTTGACAATCAATACAAAATCGACTATGATACATTTGATGGTATAGACTACGAAACTAATCCTAGAGTGGGCCCAGGTGCTGCAAGAAATTTTGCTTGGGACCATGCTAAGAATAATGGCTTTGATAGATATTGGGTCTTTGATGATAATATTGATGACTTCTATCGACTTCATGAAAATTTTCGTATACGAGTAGAATCTGGTGTAATGTTTAGAGCTTGTGAAGATTTTGTAGATAGATATGAAAACGTTCCCGTGTCTGGTTTACAATACAGGTTCTTTATTGCACCTAATAGTAAGTATCCACCATTTGTTTTTAATACAAGAGTCTATTCAGCATTATTGATTGATACTAATATGGAGCAGTATAAATGGCGTGGTAGATATAATGAAGATACGGACTTAACTTTACGAGTACTTAAAGACGGTCTTTGTACTTGTCAATTCAATGCCTTTCTAATAGGCAAAGCGGCCACTCAAACTACTAAGGGTGGTAATACAGATGAGTTCTATGCTGTAGAAGATCAAGAAGATGTGGTTCTACATGGTACTAGTAATAAATCTGATATGCTTAAAGAAATGCATCCAGATGTGACTGACAATGTATGGAAATATGGAAGGTGGCATCATCATGTAAATTATCTCCCTTTTAAGAAGAATAAGCCTATTATGAAGAAAGGTTTGAAATTGAAAAATGAAATTAATAATTATGGTTTGGAGTTAATTACTAACTTTTCCACTTGACAAGTACCGCAATCTTTGCTATAATGGAATAATGATGATGTATATAGAGAAAGGATTTAATATGACCGCAGAACTAAAAATTAACAACACAAATTCCAAAATGAAACTTAATGAACATGAAGAAACAACACTTGAACAATGGATTGATTTGCCAGATCATCCACTACAACGTAACCATAAAGAGCGTGATCTTGGACACTTAAAGCGTTTACTGCCAGATCATTTAGAATTGGCAGCAGCAAAACTCACCAAAGATATTACGGATCCCGACACTGGAAAGGTGTATAAAAAAGGAGAAGTGTATAAAGTTGATGGTCACGGCAGAAGTTATATATGGGAAAACAAGTTTTCTGATCTTCAACCAGATCATGTGAGTGTCACATTTTTTGAAGTTAGCACTTGGGAAGAGTTTGAAGGTTTGTATGATCGCCAAGATAGCAGCACTGCAACAGAGAAGGGCAAAGAAAAGTTCGTCGCTCGACTCAAAAAGCACGGTGTTGTTATCACTGATAATAAGTTGAAATTAGTACAGCCCATTGGTTATGCTGTTAAACTTCTTGATTCAAATAAACATACCAAGGCAAGTGGTTTGTCTACACATCAACTAAATCTTGCAGTATCAGAATTTCATGAAGAATATAAAGTCTTGGAAGAGCATGTCTGTTCTGGTAGCACGAAACTTCATAAAAAGAGTAAATCTAATAAGTTCGATTGGAGTCCTATTATCACTGCCGCGGCACTTATCGCACTGAAATCTTTTAAGGTTACTTCAGAGTTGCTTGAAGCAAAGGACCTTGATGATCCTCAGTATATAGAGGCTCATCACGATAATGCTGTTAAACTTGTTGAGTTGTTTAAAACTATCAACAAAGGTGGCAAAGATACAATGACCGAGCCATGGAATCCAGTAACACACATTGTTAATGAATTCGATACTAATTGTGTAGTTTTGAAATCAGACCAATACGGATACCCTGCACTAAATGAAGGGAATGCCCAAATTTCAGTTTCTTTTGTCCTTTACTGGATTTTGCAGCACATGAAGGAATCTAAGAATACGCCAACAAATCTTCCTAATAAGAAAGGTGCTTGGTCAAAGATGGCAAGTAATTTTCCAGAGATTGTAAGGAATAAATTTATGCCTCTATACCATGAAAATGTTCTACCAATCTCATTGACCAATATTGCTTCTTAGGAGAACAAATGACAACAATTGAACAAACGATTGATGATGTATATGGAGAAAGAATTGATTGAATATAAATTTAGTGAAGACCGTCTTTTAGACGATCTAAAAGCATATATAGATAGTACCTATGATGCTCACTATTCTAAATCTAAATTCCAAGCTACAGAGTTTATCTTCGACGCTGGCCACGGTATGGGGTTCTGTATCGGCAATGTCTTGAAGTATGCTCAACGTTACGGACGAAAGGATGGCTATAACAGAAAAGACTTGCAAAAGGTTCTACATTATGCTATAATGGCATTACACGTTCATGATATTGAAAATAAGGAGAGTGAATAAGTGGAAATTTCTATCACAGTTGAAGAGTTACGAGAACGAAAGATTATGGTGTGTACGCCCATGTATGGTGGGATGTGCGGAGGGCAATACTCCAAATCGTGTACTGATTTGGGTATCCTAGCCACTCAATATCAAGCACCCCTATCTTTCCATTACCTATTCAACGAATCTCTTATCACAAGGGCTCGTAATTATCTAGCAGATGAATTCATTCGAAGTGACTTTACGCATCTAATGTTTATCGATTCTGATATTGGTTTTGACCCTAATGACGTTCTAGGTCTAGCAGCTATTGCTGATCCCAACTCAGATAAAGATATCGTTTGTGCACCTTATCCTAAGAAAACTATTGCATGGGAGAAAGTCAAACGTGCGGTAGATAAGGGATTCGCTGATGATAATCCAAATCAGCTAGAAAAGTACGTCGGCGATTTTGTGTTTAACCCTGCACCTGGTACTACTGAAATTCGAGTAGACGAGCCTTGTGAAGTGTTAGAAGGTGGTACTGGGTTTATGATGATCCAACGCAGTGCATTTGTTAAATATGCAGAAGCTTATCCAGAACTAGCTTATACACCAGATCATGTTCGTACAAAACATTTTGATGGTAGTCGCCAAATTCATGCATACTTTGATACTGTCATCGATCCAGAATCTAATCGATATCTATCAGAAGATTATATGTTCTGTCAATATGCTCGTAAGATTGGCTTGAAGGTATGGATGTGTCCGTGGATGCAGCTAACACATATGGGTTCATATATGTTTAGCGGCTCTCTAGCAGACTTAGCGCAAGTGGGTGCGGCCGCAACGGCTGATGCTGAATTGCTTGCAAAATATGACAAGAAGTGAGGAATAAACTATGAAACTATCAGAGCAAACTATTGAAGTCCTACAAAACTTTTCTACTATCAACCAATCTCTCCTGTTTAAGAGTGGTGATGTTCTTCGTACAGTATCACCACAAAAGACTGTACTAGCCGAAGTTACTGTACCAGATAATTTCGAATCAGAGTTTGGTATCTATGACCTTGGTCAGTTCCTTTCAGCTATGACTCTTATTGATGACGCTGAATTGAACCTTGGTGATAATTCTATGAATATTAATAATGGCAATGGTATGTCAATTACATATCGATATGCCGATCCTTCTATGATTGTAACACCACCTGAGAAAGGTATTGCCTTGCCAGATATTGATGCTGAGTTTTCTTTGTCTGATACTATCTTGAAGAATGTTCTACAAGCAGCCCGAGTGCTGGGTCTACCAGATATCATTGTAGAAGGTGATGGTACTAATATCAGTATTAGTGCTGGTGATTCTAAGAATTCTTCAATGAATAATTATAGTCAAAACATTGTTGAGTCAGATTCTAAGTTTCGACACGTTTTTAAGGTTGACAACATGAAGATGATGATGCTACAATACAATGTAGAGATTTCTACTAAGGGCATCTCTAAGTTTTACACTGAAGACGGAAATGCTACTTATTACATTGCTACTGAATCTAGGAGTTAATGTATGATTGAAGTAAATATTACACTAAGTAGAGACAGTCCAGAAGGAGAAATCAATACAAGAAAAAGTTTTGAAGGTGAAAATGTAAAAGACATCTTGTCTTTTTTAGTCAAAGTACTTGACTTCAGTCAGTTTGAATTAAGAAGTAAAGTGATTGAGGTTGACTATCTAGGCAATGTTGTTTCTATTGAGCATCGAGGCAAAAAGTAAACTTGAAGGGTATATATTATGACAGACGATTTTCTTTGGGTAGAAAAGTGGCGACCGCCTTCTATAAGTCAATGTGTTCTTCCTCAACGATTGAAGACTGAGTTCCAATCATTCGTCGATATTGGGAAAGTTCCTAACCTACTACTAACAGGTGGCCCTGGTGTCGGTAAGACTACCGTCGCTAGGGCTCTCCTGAAACAATTAGACCTAGACTATATTATCATTAACGGTTCTATGAAAGGCAATATTGATACACTTCGTAATGAAATCCAACAGTTCGCTTCTACTATGTCATTCAATGGCAAACGTAAATATGTTATTCTTGACGAAGCAGACTACCTAAACCCACAATCTACACAACCTGCTCTTCGTAATTTCATGGAAGAGTTCTCTAATAACTGTGGGTTTATTCTTACTTGTAACTTCAAAAATCGTATCATCGAACCACTACATTCACGATGTTCGGTTGTTGAGTTTAATATTGATAAGAAAGAAATTCAAGATCTATGCGCTCAGTTCTTCCGGCGTGTAGAAAACATATTGAAGATTAATGGTGTTCAGTATGATAAGCAAGTAGTCTCTGAATTAATTATGAAGCATTGCCCTGATTGGCGTCGAATTATTAATGAACTTCAGAGGTATTCAGCTACTGGTAAGATCGATGTAGGCATTCTAACTGCCATGAGCAATGAATCATTTACATCATTAATTGATATGATTAGTGGCCAAGACTTTAGTGGTTTGCGTAAATGGGTTGTAGATAACGGTGATATCGACACATCCGTGCTATATCGTGAGCTATATAATCATGCATCAAAGAAAATGAAGCCTGCTAGTATTGCTCAGATGGTATTGATTCTTGCTAAGTATCAGTATCAAGCAGCCTTTGTAGTAGATCATGAAATCAATAATGTGGCCTGTCTGGTCGAACTTATGACAGATTGTGATTGGTCGTGAACCCGTTTGATTTTGTAAATGATATCAATTTCGGCAAGAAAGATATCATAACTGATTCTGATAATCCAGAATTAGCTGAAAGTACCTACAACCCATTCTTAACTAATCGAGCCCTATCTTACTTCCCTGATACCATTCAATTTGCTAACATGATGAATAAAAACTCTCATATTGATCATATGCTTCAATATTCATTCTTACTAAATATCATAAGAAAGCGTAAACGTTTTTCTAAATGGTTTAAGAATAAAGAAGATAATGATTTACAAATGGTGATTGAATATTATGGGTACTCTGTAAATAAAGCAAAAGTAGCACTCAAAATACTTAATGATGATCAATTAATAGCAATAAGAGAGAAATTGAATAAAGGTGGAGTAGAATGACTGATTTAAGCAGTATGGTTGAAGTGCATTTGAAAGTAGAAGATGACTTCCTCAAAGTAAAAGAAACACTGACTCGTATCGGTGTCGCATCTCGAAAAGATAAAAAACTCTACCAATCTTGCCATATTTTGCATAAACAAGGTAGGTATTTTATCGTACATTTCAAGGAACTATTTGCTCTTGATGGTAAGCCGTCAGACTTTCATGAAAACGAATCTGACATTGGCCGTCGTAATGCTATTGCTAATCTACTAGAACAGTGGGATCTCGTAACACTGGTTGATTCTAGCAAAACTGTTAAGCCCGTTGCACCACTCAATCTAATCAAAATTCTTCCCTACAAAGAGAAGAAAGAGTGGGAACTAGTAGCTAAGTATAGCATCGGCCGAAAGAAATAATTATAAAACGCTGACCAGGTATGTAATAATAGCATAGAAAATTTGTGCTATTATTACTTCGTCTGTGCTAAATAATGATGAGAGCGAAGAGAGTTTGCTTTCAGATGACGGTATGCCATATTGGGTACCAAGATATAAACCTGCCTTAAGGAGGTACTATAATGACTAAAGATATGTTTGCACTACTAAACTCCCCATTCTTCGTCGGATTTGATCGTATTCATGATCGACTACATGAGTTCAACGATTCTATTGCGAAGAATTTACCCACCTATCCGCCCTATAATATTCGTAAAGTAGGGGATCAATATATCGTTGAGATGGCAGTGGCCGGCTTCTCCGAATCTGATATTGATATTCAAGT